ACGATGTAATTAGTAAACCAAAGCATTACATGCTCTTTGATGAATACCAAATTAAGTGTAAAGCACAGGAGAATCTAGGTATTGAAGTTCGTGACGTAATCAAAAATCTTGTTTGGAAATTCAAAGAAGATGAGCTTGTTAATCTAGACCCTTTGTTTATCCCTGATTATGTACAACTTATGCAGTACTTAATGCGCTTCATGGACAAGAACGGTAAAGAAGACCTTGAAAAAGCTCGTTGGTATCTTGACAAAATGATTGAAGCGTACTAAAATGCGTGCCCTTTAAAATAACAAAACCTGAAAGATAGTAAATGCGTAATCTGCTAACTAAGAAGACATCGTATACGTTTGACTACCCAGAGGCTTTGGCCTTTGCAGACAAACAGAACGGGGTCTTCTGGACTTTTGATGAGATTGACCTAGAGAAGGATGTGCATTCTATCCTTACTGACTTTACCCCCGCTGAGCGTCACGGTGTAACTACAGCCCTCAAGCTGTTCACCAAGTACGAACTGATTGTGGGTAACGAGTATTGGTCTGGTGTCGTAAAACCTAACTTCCAGCACCCTGACATTGAGCTGATGGCTGACGCTTTCTGTTACTTTGAAAGCAACGTCCATGCTCGCTTCTACAACCGTATCAATGAGCTGTTGGGACTGGCTACTGAGGAGTTCCATCACTCATGGCAGTATGATCCTGTGTTAGCTAGTCGCATTGACTACCTTGACAGCATCGTAAGCGGTAAGGACTTGCCCTTGTCTTTGGCTGTGTTCTCCTTGATGGAAGGCTGTGTCCTGTACTCTAGCTTTGCCTTCTTGAAACACTTCCAGAGCAACGGTAAGAACAAGCTGAGCAACTTGGTAGCAGGTATCAACTTCTCTGTGCGTGACGAGAACATCCACCACGAAGGTAGCTCATGGCTTTTCCGCACCTACATGGAGGAAAACAAGGTTGACAAGCTTTGGATGCAGGAACGAGTTAACAAGGCTGTTAAGGCTTTGGTAGATCATGAGCATCGTATCGTTGATCTTTTGTTCTCACAAGGGGACATTGAAGGAATTAATGCAACAGCAATGAAAGCTTTTGTGAATTCCCGTGCTAATATCTGTCTTAGCAACCTAGGCTTTGAAGGTATCTTTGATGAAACCGGAGACACAATCTCCGAGTGGTTCTACTTGGGTATTAGTACTTCTACTATCCATGACTTTTTCGCCAAGGTTGGCAATCAATATAACCGTAAGTGGAATGAAAAGGGTTTTGTATGGTAATCGAGAATAAATATGAGTTTCTTAGCGCTGAGCGTAAACGTCTACAGCAGCAAGGCTTGTTACCAGAGTGGTATCAAACTGGAGGCTGGGGTCTTTTTAAAAGTAAGTACATGGAAGGCTCAACGAGCTTTAAGAACCGTGTAGAACAGATTGCAGAGACAGCGGCTAAACATGCTCCTAAGGATGGTACAGACTGGAAAGGTAAATTTTATGAAGTTATTTGGAATGGTTGGCTCAGCCCTTCAACGCCTACGTTGGCTAACCTCGGGACTACTAAAGGTATGCCTGTGGCTTGCAGTGGTCAGTATATTGGTGACTCAGTGGCTGACTTCTATGGTGAGCTACTTGACACAGCTGTGCTTACTAAAAATGGCTTTGGTACTTCTGGATATCTTGGAGATATTCGACCCCGAGGTTCGCAAATCAGCTCTGGTGGTACTGCTTCAGGAGTCCTTCCTGTCTTCCAGACGTATGTAGATGCAATGAAGCGTGTTACTCAAGGTGTAGCACGTCGAGGGGCTTGGGCGGGTTACTTGCCTATTGACCATCCAGACTTCAATGAGTTGGCTGATTGGGTTAAGAACAATCCAGATGATGCTAACGTAGGTTGGACAGTGAGCAAAGAGTTCATGGAGTCTCTTGATTCAGGTCATCCTGAAGCTGTTGAGCGCTACCAAAAGGCATTGAAGCTGAAGATGTTGACAGGTAAGGGTTACTTCTTCTTCACCGATAAGGTCGCTGAAGCCCGTCCAGAGGCTTATAAGGCTTATGGCTTAGATGTCAAGGCTTCTAACCTCTGTACTGAGATCATGCTCCATAGCGGTGAGACTGAGACATTCACTTGTATCTTGGCCTCTATGAACTTGGAGAAGTATCGCGAGTGGAAAGACACAGATGCTGTGTTCGTAGCCACTGTGTTCTTGGACTGTGTGACTAGTGAGTTCTTGTGTATGGCTAAGAATAAGCGAGGCTTTGAGAAAGCTATTGCAAGTACCAAGAAGAGCCGTGCATTAGGTTTAGGTGTCTTGGGGTGGCACTCATTGCTACATAAGGAGATGATTCCTTTTGACGACTACAAGGCTAGTAAACTTAACTTGGAGATTTTTAATGCGCTTAACAAACAAAGTGAACAAGCAAGCCGATACCTCGCTGAAACTCTTGGTGAGTCAGAGTACTGTAAAGGACTTGGGTTACGAAACACTCACCGATTGGCTGTTGCGCCTACAATGTCTACCTCCCAACTCATGGGTGGAGTATCCCAAGGGATTGAACCCTATATTGGTAACGTTTTTGTACAGCAAGGAGCAGGAGGAGAGACAATCCGTGTAGTACCTGAGCTGCTAGAGATTATGAAGCGTGAAGGTGTATATAGCCGTGAGACATTGTTAGACATTGCCAGTCACGATGGTTCTGTTCAACACCTGTTCTGGTTGACTGATGCTGAGAAGAAGGTGTTCCTGACAGCCTTTGAGATTGACCAGTATGCTCTGTTGCAACAAGCTTCAGATCGTCAACGTCTAATCTGCCAAGGACAGTCTATCAACTTGTTCTTCGGTGCTGATGACCCAGAGGAATATATCAGTGCTGTTCACAAGTACGCCTTCAAAGATGCTAACATCTTGAGCTTGTACTATGTCCGTACCAAGGCAGGCGTTAGCGCCAGCTCTGGTGAATGTGTAGCTTGTCACGCTTAAAGGAGAAACTATGAAGATCACTGTTTACAGTAAAGAGAACTGCCCAGCTTGTGTTAAACTTAAAGAACAACTTACAAAGGAGGGGGAGCCCTTCTCTGAAGTTGTTGTAGGAGTGGATATGACACAGGAAGATTTCCGTGCTAAGTTCCCTCAAGTACGTTCAATGCCTCACATGATCTACTCAAAGGATGAAACATGGTAATTGACTTTAACTGGTCAGGAGGTCTTGTACTAGGTCTTGTCCACACAGATGAGGCTATAGTGGAGACTGATGAAGATGAGTATGAGTTCTGCTCTGCTATCATCATCCACTTAGGATTCTTTAACATAGCAATTTTGTTCTACTAACCCTAGAAACTAAGAAGCCCTCTTTCGAGGGCTTTCTTTTTAGGCCTTGTGGTATTCCTCTTCAGTGAGGATACCTGCTTTATACTTGTTCTCTGGCTTATAGATAGTCAGTTCCTGTTGTCGCATAGCAGGGTCAAAGCTGATGTGCATCCAACGACCAAACTCATGGATCATCTGGTCAAACTTGATACCTGCCTTCTTAACTTCCTGACACAGTTGGTAAGGAGTCAATTTAGAGCTAGATACGTCGATAGCCCAACCATCCATATGAGAAGAGACTTTAGAGCCTCCTACAGCCACGTTAACAGCTGGTAGACGTAACCAAGAGTTAATCTTCAGAGGACCAGTAACAGCACGTAGTTGCTCTAGCTTAGCAGCAGCTACTTTCATGTTCTCCAACTGGACAGTAGAAGGTTGATTGTCGATACCTTGACGGATAGCTGTGTCGCTATAGGTAGCTTCTTCAAGAGAAAAATGTTCGCTCAACTGCATGATTATTTACCTTTCTTTAGTGCATCGTTTTTGTCTTTGCTTCCTTGACTTGAGCCAAAAAAGTAACTGAGTACTTGACCTGCTGCGCTAGTAATGAAACCTAGTGCGTAGATAATAATGTTCTCTTGGCTGTCAGGGATATTGATAAACAATAAGACACCAATCAACAGAAAACAAAGGCCAACAGTGCCCAAAGCAAGGATAGGCACAACGAGCTTCTCAAGCCAATGTGCGTCAGGGCTGGTTGCAATAGCCAAATGAGCCTTACGAGCTGAGTCACGATCCTGTACTTCCAATTCAAACTGTTTCAAGTCAAGCTCAGCAAGCTTCAAAGCTTCTTCTGGGTTAGCTGTAAGATGTGCTGTAACAGCCTCTACAGTGTCTTCCACACCTAGTTTCTCAGCCATCGCTTTGATAGCCATTCCGCCTAAAGGACCAGCTACAACAGTAGCCAGAGCAGGTGCAGCTCCTTTAAGGATATTCATTAACTCATTCATACTATTTACTTACTCCTATAACAAAACTCTACAGCATCTTTAACAATAATGTAAAGATACAACTCAAAAGGTAAAATAATAAAGAACAGCAAGGTAAGCAATACAAGGAAGCTTACGTAGGCTGTCTCGCTAGAAGAATTGCTATTGTTAGTCCCCATGTTTCCATCACTATTAAAGCCATTACTACGACCCAAGCTAT